CTTTTACTAAAACAATCGATGATGGAAGGCAGTAGAACTGGTAAAGCAGCAGAAGCCGATCTCATGATACTGATAGCAAAGAATCCACCCAAACAAGATGATGGAGATGTTGAAGACTTACAGAGACATTTAAACATTGTTAAGAATAAACTTACAGGTTGGCATGGTGTTATAACTTGTGAGTTGAATTATAAGTTAGGAAGATATGAATCTTGATTGAAGTAAAAGTAACGGAACAAATGTTTCTTACTGCAAGAGAAAAAGCAGTAGAAGTTGGAAAGCTAAACAACTCTATATTAAATGGTGGTGGTAACTTAGCAGGTTTTATTGGTGAACAGATTGTTTTATCAGTATTAGGTGGAGAATGGATTAATACATATCAATATGATTTAATTATTAATGGATACAAAGTTGATGTTAAAACAAAGCAGACAAGTGTTAAGCCTTTACCACATTATGAATGTAGCATAACTGAAGTAAATTCAGATCAAGAATGTGATTACTATGCATTCACTAGGGTTAAAAAAGATTTTAGTGTTGGATGGTATCTTGGTGTTATGAAAAAGAATGAATACTTTCTACAAGCTAAGTATTTAAAAAAAGGGGAAGTTGATCCTTCTAACAATTATACTGTTAGGGCAACTTGTTATAACTTAACAATAGATAAGTTAAAGGAGAAGTTAGAATGAAACTTACAATAGATGTAGAGAATACTGTTGTAAAAAGAGAAGGTAAAATGCACCTTGATCCATTTGAGCCATCCAATAAATTAGTTTTAGTCGGATGTTTAGAAGATAATGGACAAGAGCATTTATTTAATATGGATGTGCCTGATGGAATATATCTGCAGGAGTTATTAGACAAAGCTACTATCATCATCGGTCACAACATAGCCTATGATCTTATGTGGTTATGGGAAACAGGATATAAATATGATGGTCCTGTCTTTGATACAATGTTAGCAGAGTATGTTCTTCAGAGAGGTAAGAAAGAGCCATTATCTCTTGAGGAGTGTGCTAAGAGACATGAGCTTGCCACACAGAAAGAGGACACGCTCAAGCATTACTTTGCTCAAGGTGTAGGTGTGGATGGTATACCTAGAGATGAATTAAAGCAGTATTTATCTGCAGATTTAAAAGCGACACAAGAACTGTCTGATCTACAATACAAAAGATTAAACTCAAAAGAAGATGCAGGTTTAATGAATACAGTAGTATTTACAAATAAGGTGTCTGTTGCATTAGCTAAAATATATCGCAGAGGATTTAAAGTAGATATAGACACACTTAAATCTGTAGAGCTAGAGTTTCAAAAAGAAAAGTTAGACATAGAAAGAAGATTAAAAGGGCAAGTAAAAGAATTAATGGGTGATACTCCTATCAATATGAATAGTCCAGAACAAATGTCTTGGATACTTTATAGTAGAAAACCAAAAGATAAGTCACTATGGATGAATCACTTTGGGCATACAATGGAGAAAACAAAGTTTCATCAGACAATAAAAGAGAACAGTGATATTGTTTACAAAACAAAAGCAGAGAAATGTTGGAACTGTTATGGTGCAGGGACAATTAAAAAATATAAAAAGGATGGCAGTTTGTATGCCAAGCTACCTAAATGTCCCAAGTGTAATGGTGAGGGATTTGTCTTTGTGAATAGTGGTAAGATTGCAGGATTTAGATTTAATCCACCTAATGTGAAATGGGTAAGTGCAAATGGCTTTAGTGTTAACAAAAAAATGTTAGAGGTTTTACAACATGTTACAAAAAGAAATGATAGCATGGAAGCCTATAACTTTTTAGCAGATATACAAAGGCTATCATCCCTTGATACTTATTTATCTTCTTTTGTAGATGGTATAAAGATACATACTAAGGCAGACGGAATGTTACATGTAAGATTGCTTCAGCATAGAACTGCAACTGGCAGATTTAGTGGTGCTGATCCTAATATGCAAAACATGCCTAGAGGTGGTACATTTCCTGTTAAAAAAGTATTTGTATCAAGATGGAAGGGTGGCAAAATTTTAGAAGCAGATTTTGCACAATTAGAATTTAGAACTGCAGCGTTCTTATCACAAGATAAAATAGCAATGAAGGAGATAGAAGATGGGTTTGATGTACATTCGTACACTGCTAACGTCATTACGGAATCAGGTCAAAAAATTAGTAGGCAAGAAGCGAAAGCACACACCTTCGCACCACTCTACGGAGCAACAGGTTTTGGAAGAACAAATGCTGAAGCGAAATACTACGAACAGTTCACGAAGAAGTACAAAGAAATCGCATTATGGCATTCCAGATTGGCTAAAGAGGCTATAAATACAAGGAAGATTAGAATACCATCAGGTAGAGAGTTTTCTTTTCCTGATGTTGAGAGGAGAGTAAATGGAACAGTAAGTCACTTTACACAGATTAAAAACTATCCTGTGCAAAGTTTTGCTACTGCAGATATTGTTCCTCTTGTTTTAATGAAGATTGATGAAAGATTATCTACTTGTAAATCTTGTATTGTTAACACAGTGCATGACTCAATAGTTATTGATGTTCATCCTGAGGAACAAGATCAAGTATTGTTTATAATTAAATCAATCAATAATGATATGAAAACAATAATAGACAATTATTATGGTATTAATTTTAATGTCCCATTGTTACTTGAAGCGAAGATGGGTGACAACTGGCTTGACACAAAAGAGGTATCATGATAAAACTATTACTACTTTATAAAGGAGTCATTGATGACAGAATTAGCTAATATTAACACAGATAGCTATGAAAATTTAGCAAGAGCAATGGGCATGGCAACAGATAAGCCAGCCAAGCGTTCTAACACATTGAATAGATTAAGAATTTGGCACTCACCTATTATGGGTAAGGCAGAGATAAATGGTAAGCTCTCAAATGTCGAAGTTGTTGAGGGTGGTTGTTATAGACTTGAAATTGTAAAAGAGGATTCCTCCACCTTTTTATTTTCAAAGAATATTACGATCAGACCATTTATGCAGCGATTCATGCTCAAAAGGTATGTCGCTAATCCTAGTGCCAAAGGTGGTGAATCTAAGGGTTCTTTCCACCGAACCATCATGGCAGATAGTCTTAACATGGATTTGAAGGATAACACAGGTCGTTTTAATTGTGGTAAGCCATCAGGTTATGTTCAAGATTTTCAAGCCTTACCAAAAGATATGCAGGATTTAATCAGGCAGATCAAAAGGGTAAGGGTCGTGTTTGGCACAGTGACTTTAGATAGTCCTGTTGACGATAAAGGTATTCTTGTTGAAGATGGAACAGATTTTCCTTTCATCTGGGAAGTTGACAACAAGGATGCTTTTAAAATATTTGGCGATAAGTTTGCAGAGTTCTCTGCTAAATCTGTGTTGCCAATTCAACATGCGATACATTTTAATGGCACTAATGCTAATCCTTTGCCAAATGGTAGTAAGTTTTACACACCTATAGCTGAAGTAGATTTCTCTGCAAGTTTTGATATGACAGAAGACGATCAGAAGATGTTCAGAGATTTCAATGACTTTGTTAAAAACTTTAATGATTACATTTGTAAAGAATGGGATAATAGAGTTCAGAATAGGCAAGGAGAAGTTAGCAAAGAGGACATACAAACTGTAGAAGAGTTTATTGATATAGAAGATTCTCAGTGATTAAAAATGATCCTTTTAAGGTGCATAATATAAATTATTTATCACCTAGTAGTATAAATACTTATATTACAGACAAGTCTCAGTGGATAATGAGATACCTCTTTGGCATTAAATCCTTTAGTGGTGCTAGTGCTATGAGAGGTATTGCACTTGAGCATGTATTAGCAGAGAAAGTTGAGAAAGGATTTTATGACTTTGATATGCTTGACAAAAAATTTATAGCTTTGTGTGGTGAAGCAGGTATTGATTTAAACGAAGCTAGAACAGAGAAAGAGAGAAAGTCTCTTGAGGGTTATGGTAAAGTATTAGATGAAAAATTTAAATACAAAAAACTTGAGGGATATCA